ATAAGTTTCCTATACGAGCAAGATTTGTAGAGGCTGTAGATAGAGGTTTTGATGGTATGTCCTTAGATTCAGCTGCAAAAAGACTTGGAGATGAAGCTCCTAGTGATGTTGACAATAAGTTTTTAAAACCATTTTATGACAAAGACGCTCCTAATGAAATTAGTAAAATATTAAAAGAGTTAGGTGTAGATCCAACAGAATATATAGGAAAAGTTAAAGAAACAGATAACCTACCCTATTCAGGCACCTACGTTAAGATTGATGACGAGATAAGAAAGCTGGTTGCAGAGAAGGGTGTTGACGCATTTAAGGCTGGTGGCCCTGCAAACATCCAAGATCAATTGAATGAATTAAACAAAGCTATCTTGCCTATAGATACTTCTTCAGACGTAGGCTCTATTATACCAAACGATTTTAATTCTTTGCTTAAAGAAACAGGCATGACTCCAGTTGGATCTGAGGGAGCGGAACGCCAAGCCATAATATTAGCTATGTCAATACTATCTATGAATCCTTTGCAAAGAGCGCAAGCAGTAAGAAAAGAAACAGCTCCATTAGTAAAAAAATTAAAGTCCTTACACAAAGAAAAACAAAACTATGTTGAAAACAATAGTGCTACTCAACTTAATAAATACGCTGAAAGATTAAATAGATACAACAGAGATATTCAATTGACTGAAAGTAAAATAAAAGATGTTTCAAAAATGTATGATCCTAAAAATTACAATACAGGTGGCCCTGTTAGTATAGACAATATGCTAGCTGCTTTATGAATCTAGCACATCTTTCTGATCAAGAGATCAAAGAAACTCTAGTTCTTCAAGAGCGCTTAGAACTATTAAAAAAACAAAATGGTTGTCAAGAAACATTCTTAGAGTTTATTGATCACATGTGGCCCGAATTTATTTGTGGCCGGCATCATAAAATATTTGCAGAAAAGTTAGAGGACGTTGCTAATGGCAAGTGCAACAGACTCATCATTAACATGCCACCTCGTCACACTAAGTCTGAATTTTGTTCCACCTATTTTCCAGCGTGGATTATGGGTAAGCAGCCAAAAAGAAAGATAATGCAGACCACTCATACAGGAGAACTTGCCGTAAGGTTTGGTCGTAAAGTTCGTAACATGATGGATGCAGACGAATACAAACAAATTTTTCCCAAAGTAGAACTGCAAGCAGATTCTAAATCAGCTGGTCGTTGGGAGACTGACAAAGGCGGAGAATACTTCGCAGCAGGTGTGGGAGGAGCTATCACAGGTCGAGGTGCGGATCTTCTTATAATTGATGATCCTCATTCAGAGCAAGACGCTTTGAGTCCTACGGCTATGGAAGCCTGCTGGGAATGGTACACCTCTGGACCTAGGCAGCGTTTGCAGCCTGGTGGAGCTATCATTCTTGTTATGACGCGTTGGAGTTCTATAGATCTAACCGCTAAGTTACTTGAGTCTCAAAAAGAGTCTTCGGCTGACCAGTGGGAAGTTGTAGAATTTCCAGCAATCTTTCCTGATACAGATAATCCTTTGTGGCCCGAGTTCTGGTCAATAGACGAACTGCAAAAAGTAAAAGCATCCTTGCCAGTACAAAAGTGGAACGCACAGTGGATGCAAACTCCAACATCTGAAGAAGGGTCAATTGTAAAAAGAGAATGGTGGAACGCTTGGGAAAGCGAAACTTTGCCACCTGTTAGCTATATTATTCAAAGTTACGATACGGCCTTTAGTAAAAAAGAAACAGCCGATTACTCTGCTATTTCAACCTGGGGTGTGTTTAGACCTACGCCTGATTCTCCTGACTGTATTATTCTTTTAGATGCGCAAAAAGAACGCTGGGACTTTCCCGAACTTAAAAGGGTGGCGTACGAAGAATACCAATACTGGGAGCCGGATATGGTTTTAATTGAAGCCAAGGCTTCAGGTACACCTTTAACTCATGAACTCAGAAGATTAGGCATACCTGTAGTTAATTACTCACCAACCAGAGGCCACGATAAGTCTACCAGAATGCATTCAGTAGCCCCAATATTTGAGTCTGGTTTGGTGTATGCTCCAGAAAAAAAATTCGCTGATGAGATGATAGAAGAGTGTGCTTCATTTCCTTTTGGAAAAAATGATGACCTATGCGATACTATGAGCCAAGCTCTGATGAGATTCAGAGAGGGTGGATTAGTCTCTCTTGATGACGATTATGCAGACAGAGAGAAAGCACCAGTAAAGAGGGTATACTACTAATACAATGGCCATAGAAAAAGAAATAAACCCAACCGTTTTGAATGAAGAAAACCAAGTTCCTCTTGGTCAAGAGAACATGAGTATTGCTTTAGAAGCAATAAGAGAATCAGGAACAGACGGTTTTGAGATGCAAGAAGATGGCAGCGCTATTCTTGGCGAGTCTATGGAAGACGAAGTAGAAACAGACTTTGATAGCAACCTAGCTGAAATTTTAGATTCGCAAGAGCTTAGAGTTATTTCTAATGAACTAATTGCTGGAATAGAAAAAGACAAAGCTTCCAGAGATGACTGGGAAAAAACTTACAAAGACGGTTTAGAATATCTTGGCATGCGATTTGATGCTGAAAGATCTGAGCCTTTTCAAGGTGCGTCAGGAGTTATCCATCCTTTATTGGGTGAGGCAGTAACAACATTCCAAGCTCAAGCTTACAAAGAATTACTTCCGTCTGGTGGTCCAGTCAAAACTCAAGTTATAGGTGCGTATGACGCTTTGGTAGAAGAGCAGGCTCAAAGAGTTAAAGAATTCATGAACTATCAAATTACTCATGTAATGGAAGAGTTTGATGAAGAATTAGATCAAATGCTTTTTTATCTTCCGTTAGCAGGTTCTGCTTTTAAGAAGGTTTATTACGACGAAAATTTAGGCAGAGCTGTTTCAAAGTTTATTGCTCCTGAAGATTTAATCGTTCCTTATTACACAACCGACCTAGAAACTTGTCCTAGAATTACAAATGTAATTAAGATTGGCGAAAACGAAGTTAGAAAACTTCAAGCACTAGGCTTCTACAGAAAAATAGATTTAAATAGTGGAGATAGCGCTGACGAATACAGCGGAGTTAAAGAAGAAATAGATAAACTATCTGGTATGGAACCGTCATACGATGATGGTGAAGTATCTCTTTTGTATGAAGTTCACTGTAATTTAGAGCTAGAAGGGTTTGAAGATACAGACGAAGAAGGAGAACTTACAGGAATTAAACTGCCTTATATCGTTACAATAGATGCCAATTCAAATGAAGTGCTTTCTGTTAGAAGAAATTACAAAGAAGATGACGAGCTAAAAAATAAAATAGAATACTTTGTGCATTTTAAATTCTTGCCAGGACTAGGCTTCTACGGTTTTGGATTGACGCACATGATAGGTGGCTTGTCCAAAGCTTCAACTTCTATTATGCGTCAGTTAATTGATGCTGGAACTTTGGCTAACTTGCCTGCTGGATTTAAAACCAGAGGCATTAGAATAAGAGATGAAGATACTCCGATACAACCAGGTGAGTTTAGAGACGTAGATGCTCCTGGTGGATCTCTTAGAGATTCTATCCAACCTTTACCATTTAAAGAGCCAAGCGGCACTTTGCTTCAGCTGTTAAATATTTTAGTTAATTCAGGCCAGAAGTTTGCTTCTATTGCAGAAATAAACACAGGCCAAGGTAATCCAAACGCACCAGTAGGTACAACGCTTGCACTCCTAGAAAGATCTACTAAAGTATTATCTGCAATTCATAAACGCTTACACAATTCGCAAAAGAAAGAATTTAGGATTATGGCAAAAGTGTTCCAAGAATACTTACCGCAAGAATATCCTTATGCTGTAGCTAATAATGAAACAACCATTAAGTTATCTGACTTTGATGAAAAGGTAGACATCTTCCCAATATCAAATCCTGACATATTTAGCCAGTCTCAAAGAATAGCTATGGCTCAAGAGATGATGCAGCTGGTACAGTCTAACCCTCAAGTTCATGGACCTAACGGTACTTACGAAGCTTACAAAAGAATGTATGCTGCAATAGGTGTGGATAACGTAGAACAAATACTTACACCACCACCCCCTACAGATCCTACGCCATTAGAAGCTGGGTTTGAAAATAATAAACTGTTGTTAGGTCAGCAAGCTCAAGCATTTCCACAACAAAATCACGATGCGCATATCGCAATTCACATGGCTTTGTTAAACACACCTCCGGTGCAAATGAATGCGCAAGTTCAAGCTTTGATACATTCTCACATTATGCAGCACTTACAAATGAAAGCTGACATTCTTGCAGAACAACAAATGCCGCCAGAAGTTATGCAACAATTCCAACAGCTACAACAACAAGCTCAAGAGGCTTCTCCAGAAGAAGCGCAAAACTTATCTTTGCAAGCAGGAGATATACTTGCACAATTCTCTTCTCCAATACTCGCCGAGCTATTAGTAGAATACAATCAAAAAGTTGCGGCACCTCAAGATGAAGATCCACTTGTAGCAATTAGAAAACAAGAGCTTGCTCTAAAAGGTCAAGAGCTTTCTATAGAACAACAACAATTCTTAGCGGAAGAGCAAAGAAAAATGCAAGAAGCGCAACAAAGAATTAACGTAGATAGAGAAAGAATTGATGCTCAAGAAGACATAGCAGGGTTAAGAGATGATACAGCTAGGGCCAGACTAGAACAGCAAGCAAGATTTAAATTACTTGATCAAAGAAACAAACAACAGTAGTGCCGAAAACCTGGACCAAACAAAAACTTTCCCACATAAAGAAAAAAACTTCTATTGGCGATAGCCGTTTGAGTAATGGTGCAGGAACAAATAAAAATCAAAAAAGAAAAAAGTACCGAGGCCAAGGAAAATAAAAACTTGCAAATAATTTATTTAACCAAGATAATAAAACAAATGATTAAAAGAACTGAGATATCACAACAAAAAACTCCTACTGTAACTAAGAACAAAACCAGTTACAGTAACAAAGGTTCTGTTCCTCTTAAAACAGATGCAGGAACTTTTGATGCTAATACCACACCTAAACCTGGAATGGGTAAAGGAAAAGCTAGAGGCATGGGCGCTGCTGAATACGGCGGCAAGTTTTCTGGCATTTATTAAGTGTCGGTAGTTTGGATAGGCCAAAAATTTTTAAAAGAAATTGAGGCCCAAAAAGAAAGTGTAAAAGATGTTATTTTAGCTGGGGCTAAAGACTTTGCACAATATCAGTATCTGTGTGGACGTTACAGTTCCCTCGTTGACGCAGAAAATTCATTTAGGGAACTGCTAGGAAAAATACAAGAAGATGCCGAAGATACACGTCCCTGATCATGTCGCTCAAGCAATAGAAAAAGAAGCTGAGCAAAAAAAAGAAAATACAAAAGAAACAACAAAAGAAACTTCTTCTGCGGAAGAAAACATTCCTTATGTTGATCAAGGAGCTAGGGTTTTAGATCCTACGCTTTTAGATAAATCAATCTTAGAAAGAATGCCTCAACCTACTGGATGGAGAATGCTTATTCTTCCGTACAAAGGTAAGGCAGTAACAGAAGGTGGTATTCACCTAGTACAGTCAACCGTTGATAGAGAGTCTCTAGCGACTGTTGTAGGGTATGTTGTTAAAATGGGTCCTGATTGCTACAAAGACTCTAGCAAGTTTGCTAAGCCTTGGTGTCAGGAAAAACAATGGGTATTAATAGGGAGATATGCTGGCGCTCGCTTTAGACTTGGAGATGAATCTGAATGCAGAATCATTAACGATGATGAGGTAATAGCTACCATNTTAGATCCTGACGATATTCTTGCAGTATAAGGAGTAAATATGAGCGAANAAGCAAAGAACGAAGANATAGTNGAAGAGGGTGAAATTGTAGAGGTAGAGATACCTGAAGAAAANCCCAGTGGAAAAATAGCAGATGTTGTTGCAACCGAAGAACCTGACAAAGAAGCTGANAAAGCTATTGAAGATGTTTCTGACGAGCCAGAAGAAAAATCTGCTGAAGAGCTAGAAGACTATTCTGAAAAAGTTAAAAAAAGAATTGGCAACTTAACTCGTAAATTAAGAGAAGCAGAAAGAGGACAAGAATCTGCTTATGAGTATGCCAAAAGAATTTCAGAAGAAAATCAACAGTTAAAAACTAGATCTTCTACTTTAGATAAATCATATCTACAGGAAGCAGAAAGTCGATTAAAGTCTCAAAAATCACAAGCCATGGCGGCATTAAAAAATGCGCATGAGGTTGCAGATTACGATAAGGTTGCTAAAGCTAATGAAGTGTTAGCTAAAATTGCAGTCGAAGAAAACAAAGTAAGTGTTTCAAAAAATCATTTAGAACAACAAGAAAATGTTCAAGCTGAACAACAAGCTAATTATCAAAATTATCCTGTTAATCAAATGCAACAAAATCAAGTTCCACAAAATACTATTCCAGAGTTAGTTGGAAGAGATAAAGAATGGGTTGATAACAATAAATGGTTTGGTCAAGATGAAGTAATGACCATGGGAGCTATGGCAATTAACAATCAATTAGTGGATGAAGGATTTGACGAAGGTTCTTCAGAGTACTATAGTGAGGTTGATAAGAGAATTCGTAATGAATTCCCACAGAAGTTTACGGAATCTTCTGTTAAATCTAAGCCTCAACAAAAGGTGGCTTCGGCAGGAAGAGTAGCTGGTAATACTGGCTCAAATAAAAGACAAGTCAAATTGTCTCCAGCTGAAGTTCAAATGGCTAAAAGATTAAACGTACCACTGGGTGAGTACGCTAAATACGTTAAAAGGTAAAACTATGACAGAAGATAAAAAAGATTTAAACAGAACCCCACGTTCTGCCGACACTCGAGAAACTAAAGTTGCTCGCAAACCTTGGAGTCCACCATCAATGTTGGAAACTCCTCCCGCACCTGAAGGGTACACTTACAGGTGGATTAGAGCTGAACTCGCAGGTAGCGAAGACAGAAAAAATGTAACATCCAGGCTTAGAGAAGGTTTCGACCTTGTTAGAGCTGAAGAGTTAGATGGATTCGAGCTTCCAACCTTAGATGACGGTAAACATGCGGGAGTAGTAGCAGTTGGTGGTTTGCTATTGGCCAAGATTCCTAACGAAACACGCGAAGAGAGAAACTCCTACTTCGCAGATCGTGCGCACACTCAGCAAGATGCTGTAGACAACGATTTATTAAAGGAATCAGATCCAAACTCTCCGATTTTAAAACCGGAAAGAACAAGCAAAGTAACTTTTGGCGGTGGTCAACGCGGTTGATCATCACTTTTTTTAATTTTAAATAATATAGGTGACTTATTATGTCTAACAAAAATGCACCCTTTGGAGCAAGAGTAGTAGGTAAATTAGGTTCTG